GTCTCAATTGTTTGTCCATTTTCTGTAGTTATATCTGCTGCTTTAAGTTCTATATCTCCAGTTTTCTTATTTACAGACTTAACAGGGATATCAATATTTTCAACATCCTTCTTCAATTGTTCTACATCTTTAGTTAATTTAGCTGCTATATTTCCATCCAGCTTATCTTTTAAGGTTTCAAACCAATTGTTAAAATCTTTCTCCCATATTCCTGTATTCTCAAACCATTCATTCCATTGTTTTAGAAAATCTTCTGTACTTTCTTTATACCATTTATCAAAGGTTTCTTTCTTGTCTTTGGTCCACATAGCAATGTCTTTATCATAAGCTTCTTTAGTTTTGGAATACCAATCTTGGAACTGATTAAATATTGCTGTTGTGTCTACCTGATCTACTACTCCATGCACTATCCCACATAGTTCTTTATTTAATCTCAAATCTGTTATATCCGCTTGTGTAATTTTTATAGCTCCAGCATTAACTTTTATATCTGCTAATGCTAATTCATACATGTCAGCATTTCTGGTCAATTGTGGTGCTTTAGGTTCACTAGCAAACTCACCTTTTTTTATTTTTACTCTTATTTCTCTTTCAACAACATCATATCGCAATACTATCTTATCTGTTCTATGCAATACACCATCTGCAACATCTATGGGTAATATTAATTCATCTGTATTTATATATATGAATCCATTAATCCATGCCTTACCTGGTTTAATAATTACATTCATTCTATCTGTTTCTAATACTTGTAACTGTTTAGCAGGATTAGGGAAAACACCATTACCTATAAATGTAGCAAAATACCCTGCAAAATTATCTGCTTTATATACCCTATCCCACGTATTAGCTACTTTCATAGCATTAAAAAACCCTGACTTCTCCATTATCTCACATCCTTTTTAGATACCTTTTTTATCTTATCTATAATAGTAGGGATGCTATTCCCAAATACACACTCTAAATTGAAACCATTAACTTCATATATTTCTTTAATTTCTGTAATCCTACTATTAAGAGTTACACCCCATTTTTTATCCTGGACGGTAACAATATCTCCTAAATCCCAATCCTGGCCATAAATAAAAGCTCCGTAAGGAATTACTTGTGCTTCAAAAGTATTTACTATCTTAAAATCATCTAATTTATGATTACCCATACTCTTTAATTCGGAAATATCATCAGCTTGGCTACAATCTATAAAAACCTCATTTCTAGATAATCCTTTAGCCTCTCCTACTTGTTGTATTAATCTTTCTTCATCTTCTCCTTTGCCACCACAATAGCCTACATTTTTATAATTCAATAAGCTCTTAACAAAATGCTTATTTTTTATGTTGTCAAAATCCACACTAAAAATTACTGGGGGCAATAGCTCCTGGTCTACTGTTAAATTCTTACCTTCTATTACATCAAATACAAATTTATTATTGTTTGTATCTAATGTAATATCCCAACCTAAATTACTATACTCAGCTATTTCTGTAATCTTATCGGCTAAGTTTTCATATCTAGTACGCCAAGCATCTTGTTTTCCTCTTTGTTTATCTTTAGCAATAATTACTTGCGGGATTTTTCTATTTACATCTACTGGATTGACTATATTGTTATTTGTAAATTGCTTAATAATAGTTTCCTGTGATCCTATTGCATTATCATATCCTTGTCCTATGGATGGTATTATTAATCTTCTTTTAGCTATGCCTTTTAAAGTAGGTCCTTTAATAACTAACTGTTCTTTACCATCTTCACTCATAGATTTATCTATATGTTCAATTATCCCTACTTTATTAAAATAAACTCCTAAGAAAATTAAATTATCTTCATGGAGTTTATCAGTATTTTGTTTATCTATATTTATATGAAGTTCAAATTCTCCAACTTTAAAAAAACGTCTAATAAAAATTAAACTCTCATAGTTATCAATTTCACCAAGTAAATTAAAATCTTTATCTATAATTCTTATAGGTATATCATTCATAATCTATACTCCTATATATAAAGGTTTATAGTATACAGCCATTTCCAAGTTATCTAATCCTTTTTCAGCATCATATCTGAGTAAGTTATCTCCTGGTGCCAATTGAAGGAATGTGGAATTTAAATCTATATAATTAAATACATTTATCTTAGTTCCATTAGACTTAGTCATTTCTACTCTTTTATTACCGAAGGATGTATTTATAACCAACTTATCTCCAGCTTGCAATGTCCTTTTAACTTTAATATATTTTCTAGTATATACATCAAATAATGAAGGATTTACTACAGTTGCAAGTGCTTTAAATTCGATACGCATACCACATTCTACATCACCTTTATTTTTAGCATTAACTATTAGATTACTTACTCTATGTCCCATAATAATTCCTGTTTCTTCTGGTATTATGAGAGGAAAATGAAAGTCTCCAACCCATAAAGCTATTTCCTCTTTTTGTTCTATCAAATCCATCCACAAAGGATCAGGGCAATAAAACTGTATTAAAAATTCTTGCATATCATCTACAGATTCTTTAAACGTTGGAGGAGTATCTACAATACAATTGATAACATGCTCACTAGCATTATTAATATAAGTAAGAGTACCGTTTATCTTAGGATTAAATATGCTACAAAGCTTTTGTCTCTTCGTATACATATCCTCTACAGTATCTCCAACTATGGCTCCTTCTATTGGTAAAATCCTCTCTTCTAAAAGAGTACCATGATGACTCCTACCATCTTGACCAGGCGATTTACTTGTTAATATTGTAGTTTTAGGACTTCCTGTACCTTCAATTTTAGTTAAAATAAAAGGGGCAAAGTTTCCTAATTCTATACTCTGTCCTCTTTCATTCTTAAATATTAATTTTTGCAATTTATCACCTACATTCAAATGCTATTTTTCTTAACATTGTTTCTGTTTGTCTTCTTTCCTCAGAAGGACTAAGTGTTTTAGGATTATTAAATGTAAAACTGTTGTGGTTTACTATACTTTTTCTGTTATCAGTAGTAGCTGTTATATTACTAGATGATGATACAGAATTTACAATAGCACTTTGAGCCATTGCATTTAAAGCAGAAGTTCTAGCCTCTTCAAAACTACTTTGTACACTAGCTAACATAGATTTTAATTCTTCTATCCTAGGTTTGAATCCTTCTACAAGCCTTTCACCTAGACTTTGTCCTGCCTGCTGATAAGCTTCCTCATAAGAATGTAATAATTCAAGGATATCTTTCTGATTATTATCCATTATCATTTTTTCAGCTTGTGCTTGAAGAGCTGCATCATTAATTCTTTTAGCATAAAAATTTCTATAATCCTCAAGTTGTTTTTCTAAGCTCTGCTTATTACTTTCATATATAGTATTAATACTTTTTAATTCATTTTCTTTTTCCTTCTGTAGCTTATCTTTCTGTTCTTCTAGTTGTTCCTTATGAAGCCTTTTTTCTCTCTCTTTAATAAGATTATTAAGTTCTTTTTGCATTTCTGCTTTATTAAATTCATTATGTTCATACTCAATAGCTGATTCTAACTGTTTAATTTTCCTCTTTTCTGCTGCATCTTTATCGGCTTTATCTTCTTCTGTAAGTTGTTTGTCTATAGCTTCAATCTTAGCATCATAAAAGCTTTCTATTCTTTTTATAGATTCATCTTTCCATCTATCTAAATTTTTAAGCTCATTATTTATGTGATCTTCTTGTGCCTTTAGTTCATCTTCATATCTTTGCTTTAATGCTGACTTAATTCTATCAACTATATTATTAATACTATCAGATACTTTTTATCTACTTCCCTTTGAGCATCTATAATCTTTTGTTTTGCATCATCAACTGAATTTCCCATGTTGATTAGTTCAGTTTTAGCTTCTTCTAACGACTTCTTAGCCTTTACAGTTTCCTCTGCTGTATACCCAAAAGTCTTCGCTAATTCTTTATATCTATTTTCAAGTTCTTTTATTTTTTCTCCTTGAAGAATAACTATAGCTTGATGATTTAATAAATTTTGATTTAAATCTTTAGTGTCAATACCTAACCTTTTTATAGCCTCATTGAATTCATTCAATGTATTATTAAATGAATTCTCTTGTACTTTAAGAGATTTTTTAACTTCTTTTTCTCTCTTGTCTAGTAATTTCATACCATCATCATAATATTCTTTAAGCGCCCTTTTTGAACGCTCAAGGCTATCTATCTGTGACTTCTGATTAGCTTTAGTAGTATTTAAAACTTGTTTTTGATACTGTCTTAAAGCAGCTATTTGGTTAGCATAATTAGCCTTAGCCTTCTTATCCTTAGTATTTCTTTGCAATTTTTGATAATAGGCTATCTGTGAATCTATACGTGACTTTTCTGTTTGCAACTCTATAGAATTTTCATTCTTTAATATTCTAAGTCTATCCTCTACGCTTTTAACTCTATTTTCATAGTCTTCCTTTAGATATTCCTTACTCTTTTCAATTTCTTCTTTATTTAGTTTGTCTATAAATTCTAGATATTTTTGATACTCTTTTTTACTATTAGCTCCCCAATTTAGCTGTCTTGCTAATCTATCTTTCATTACACTTTCAGATACACCAACTCTAGGGTTAACAGCTATACTTTCTTTAGCCTCAGACATGGCTTCTTTTGCAATATTTTCAGGATTATTATTAGCTTTATTATCCTCTAACAATGATGTTAATATCTTTTTAGATTCTCTATTATTAAATACTTTTTCTCCACCGTTAAATAATCTATACTGCCTAGATGCTACTATCTCAAAACCATCTTCAGCGACTTCATGTATTCCTGCTTCCGCAAAATCTGTACCTGCAGCATAACCTTTAGTATTTTTAACTTGTTTTTTAGACAATCTGTTTTTCATAGAGTTTGATTGTGTATTATTGAATATTTTAGTCCCTTTAGGTAAATCTACTAGTTTAGGTCCTTTACCTGGTAATTGTATTAATTCTGATCCATCTTCATCAACCCAAGTTAAACCACCTTCAAAGTAATCAGTTCCTGTCCATTTTTCTCCTATATTAGCTATTTTGCTAGCTGAAGTACCTACAACTATTGGACTACTTCCTATTGCACTTTTAATAGCGTTATAAGCTTCAGATACCCAATCGAAAAGATTATTATTTTTTTTACTTGCAACTTTTATTGGCGCTTCCCATATATCATCTTTTTTTCTGTCATAAGAATCTTTTATAGGCTGAAATCTTTTCCCGTTCAATAAATCTTTAGCTATATCTGATTGTGGCCTTATTGGATTACCATATACTTCATGCGTTGTATTATCCCAAACACCACGTATTTTTCCACTATTTTGGTCTACTTCTACATAACACCCATGCATTTGACCTGTTACCGTATCTTTTATTTCATAATATCCTGTTTTTGTAATGCCATTTATTTTTTCCATGTGATCCGTATAATTAATTAATTTTTGATTATTAGATTTTTCTTCATTAGTTAATATCTTTCCATTTTCTACATCGATATATTTTATTAATTCAGGATATTGTTTCATAGCTGTATTTAAAAAACCTTTATATTTTTCATTTTCTACACCTATTTCTTTATTCTTTGCCTCTTCTAATTGTGTAATTTTAGCATCAATTATTTTTTTGGTTTCTGCATCTACATCTTGAGCATTTAATTTTAAATACTCTATTTGTTTATTGTAATTTTTGTTTTATTTTATCAGTTTCTTTATCTCTAAGTTTTGCTTTTTCTTCTAATAGTTTAGATACACCTTTCATATCTAAATTTTGCATACGAGCATTAAAATCGGCTTGAGCTGCTAGTAATTCCTGTTTAGATTTAACGGTATTTTTCATTTCTATATTTCCAATTTGTTGGGTCAATTTTTCAATCTCTTTTAGCGTATTTTGCCTTACATCTCCAGTTTCTTTGCTAGCTCTTTTTCTAAATCTAAAATTTTCTTTTTAATATCCTGAACCTTTTTTATTTGATCATTTCCACTCTTATTAAGAGAGTCTAATATTTTTTTCTCATTTGCATCTAACCCATCAGCTTTAAAACTGTCCGCTAAAGTTTTTTGTATTTCAGGTTGCTTAGATTTTATTTTATTAATAGCACTGTTACATATATCATCCAGTTTAGCATTAAGGTTTCTCCCAGTTTCATCATCTGCTAATTTATCAAGTTTAGAAGCTCCATTAAGTTCCATATTATAATTGGCTATTTTATTGGCTATACCATCTAAAGCTTTTTGAGTTTCTGGACTTACTTTTTTACTCCATTCTCTATGCTTTACATTCATTTTTTCTAATTCTTTATTAGTATAAACTGTATGTCCATTAAGTCTAGCCATTGCAGTTTCCATAACTCCCATATCTTCTGCACTCTTTATACAACTATCATTCAGATATTGTGTATTTTTATGTGCTACATATATGGCTCCTCCAACCGCTATAATCCCTGCTGTTACTGGTAATGCTATACTACCAATCGTCCCAAGTCCTCCTGCAAATAATCCAAGTCCTCCTGGACCTCCAGCAACTTTTGCTGCTGTACCTACACCTTCAACTGCAGTAGCTACAGTTGAAGCTTCCTTAAAGATTCCGAAAAATACGCCTACCTTTTTGCCTGTTTTAAGTAAAGTATTTACACCTTTAAAAGCACCACCTAAACCACTTATAAATGGTCCTAATGCTGCACTAGCAAGTCCTGTCTTTATTATAAACTCTTGTGTAGCAGGACTTAATTTATTCATCCAATCAGCAAATCGAGATATTAGATCTATTCCCTTCTCAACAATAGGCAATGCTTTAATTCCTAGTTCCATAAGAGAATTTTTGGCTTTATTCATAGCCTTAACAAATTTAGTTTCTGTAGATTGTTCCATTTTGTTATAGGCATCATCTAAAGCAGTAGTATTAGTTTGCATCTCTTGCATAGATGCATTGTATTTTGCTACCCCATTTTCAGATGTTAACATAAGTATGGAGTTAAGTCCCTCCACTGATCCAAACATAGTAGCCATAGCACCTATTGGTGAATCTGCTGCTTGTGCCATTATCTCCAAATCTTTACTTGCATTTTTTTGTGCTTTGCTTAATTCTTTATATTCTTTAGTACCTTTCTTTCCGGCATTTTCTAGTTCTAGCATTTTATGAGCATTATCGCTCATGCTTTGGCTCAATTTATCAAATTCAGGACTCGCATTAGATAATCCTTTCTTTACATCTTGTAAAAATCCCATCCATCCCTTACTCTGTAGAGCTGAAACAGAAAAGTCTATGCCTAATTGTTCTGCTGCTTCTCCTGCTTCTTTTGAAGGTTTTATTATATTGGACATTGCTGCCTTAAGTGCTGTAACAGATTCTGCAGTATTTAATCCTTGTGCAGTTGTACTTGCTAAACTAGAAAACAATTCATCTGTTTTGATTCCAAGTGAAGCAGCTATCGGAGTTACTTTACCTACAGCACTTGCAAGCTCACCAAAAGTTGTTTTACCAAGATTTTGTGTAATTAACATCTGATTTGAAATATCTGTAGCTTTATCTGCTTCTAATCCATATGAATTTAAAACAGTAGTTAATCCATCAACCGCAGTGGATGTTTCTGTAAAACCACCCTTTGCAGCTTTTACTGCCACATCTAAGAAATCAACAGCTTTAGCTGTATCTACTGAACCAGAAATAGCTTGATACAATGATTCATTCAATTCTTTAGTGCTCATTCCAGTTTTATTAGAAAGATCAATTACTCCTTTTTTAAGCGTTTCTATTGGAACTTTTGTAGTATCTGCAATTGTACTTACCTTAGCAGCACCACTTTCAAAGTCAAAGGCAAATTTAGTAGCTGCAGTACCTGCACCTATAATAGGAAGAGTAACATGAGTTGTAAGTTTATTACCTACACCTTGGAGTGTATCTCCTACTTTATCAAATGTTTCATATTTTTTATCTATCTTTTCAAATTCATTACCTAGTATTTTCAACTTACCAGTAAAAGTAGTAGCTTCTTTTTCTGTCTTTTTTAATTCTTCTCCAAGATTAGCATGAGCTATTTTTAAATCTAGTATTTTACCTTTATACTCTTCAACTTCTTTAGAATCTTTGCCATACTCCTGTTCAACTTCTTTTAAAAGAGCTTCATGCTTTTTTATCTCATTATCTAGTAGTGACATTTCTTTTTTTAATTTATTCATCTTTTCAGAATTATCAAAGATACCTTTGCCACTTTTCTCTTGAGTTAAATCGAGCAGTTTATAGGATTTTTCTAAATTACTTATCTGAGTGCTTGTTTTTTGATAACCTTCATCAAGATTTTTTAATTTATCAGCTATAGTAACTGTAGTTTTACTAGCTTTCTCTAATTCTTGTGACAATTCTGAGTGCTTCAGCTTTAAATCTAATACATGAGATTTATAATTTTCATATTCTTTTGAGTTTTTACCACATTGTTGTCCTATATTTTCTAAAGTCTTTTCTGACTTTTTAATTTCATCATCTAGTAACTTCATGCTAGATTTATAAGCTTCAATTTTTTTACTATTATCTTCTAAACTTTTACCACTTGATTTATTAGCATTTTCCCAAAGCTTATAACTTTTCTCTATATTAGATACCGCAGTATATACACTCTTATCCATTATAGAACTTGCTTTTTCCGCACCTGTTTGTAATTTATAAAAGCCCTGTATCGCTTTTGATACAGAGCTTTCAAATTTATCTAATCTTAAATCTATACTTGAATATACACTTCCTAAATCAATGCTTATATTTCTTCACCTCCTATTTTGAGGTATAAAAAAGAACCGCATAAGCGATTCTTTTTTTATATTATATTTTTACTTCAATAAATTTATTGCTTTTATTTGTGGTATTCTCTTTAAGAGTATTTCAGCATCTTTATTATTTGGATCTAATCTAGTAGCTTCTTCTAAAAGGATATTAGCTTTATCTACGTCTTTTGTTAAATTCCTACGTGCTAATTCAGTTAAAGAAAGACTAGCTAATTGATTTCCTCTTTTCTTACCAAAATATATTTTCCACTCGCCATTATCATTTACAACATACATTTTGTGTTCTAGTTTTTGTTCTTTATTTTCATTATCATCATTAATTTCTTCACCTTTTTCAGTAACATTAAATTCTACAATATTCTTAAATTCTATATCTTCTAGACTCCCTTTAAATTCTTTTACTTTTTCAGCTTTTATGTCTTTTAATTTATATATCTCTTTTTCAGCATTTCTCCATTTGATAAAATTTTCTTTTTTAAAGTCTCTTTTACTTTCTTCACATAATAAAGCATAAGATTCCTCTGCATTATTATTTTTCATGTTTTCATAATAAGCATTTAAAGTTTCTTCAGGTTTTCCTTTTGGAGCACAACCTACTAACGCTATTAATGTAAAAGATAAAATAAGTACAAATAACAATGAAATTTTATTAGATATTTTCTCCATATAATCCCCTCCAATATGTAAATATATATCAATTATATAATATATATTACAATATTGGAACACCTATCCTAAAAGCATCTTTAATCCTGGATTATCTTTTCTATATTTGTTTTTAATTTCAAATCGTGGTTTTTCTCCATTCTCTATTCTATATATAAACTCTGTCATAGCCTCATCAATGCAGTAAGCTGCATACTCACCTTCAATTCTTAATACCTCACTTGGTGTCTTATGATACATCTTCACCATTGTCATTAGACTTATCATCTTTTGACTTTTTACGAAATGGCTCCAAGGTCTGTACCCCGTGCACTGCAAAATTATATATTATAATTTTTTGTTCATCTGTCATGCCTATAACTTCTTGAACTTCTTTAAATGTTGGTTCAACCATTGTTGTTTCACAAAATAATTCAGCAAGCTCATTAACAGTTTTTAAACTATCTTCATCTTTTCCTCCTGGGCCTTTTCCTTGAAATAAATCTATTACAGGTCCCATAAGTGGATTAGGTATCTTACCTTTAGCTGCTAAATCTAATAAATTAACTCTTTGCAATTTAACTGTAAATGTATCTTCTACATCCCATCCAGGTAATTCTACTTCTATATATTTTTTAGCTTTTAATTCCTCTATATTTGTTACTGCCATACTAATTCCTCCTAAAATTTTAATTTAAAAAGAGAGCCTACTATAGCTCTCGATTTTAAGGTTCTTGATTGTCTATAATATTAGATTCTTTTTTACCCTCTTCTATGTCTTGTGGTAATGAATCAACAAATTCTATAGACTTTATAGGTAATTTAGCTTTAGTATTTTCTCTACATTTAATTTCAAATTCAGGAGCATAAAAATCTTTTTTAAGAGACATTTTAAATGCTTTTCCTGTACATTTGTTAAATGTTATTTTAGCATAATTTTTTACATCTTCTCCTTCGTAATTTTCTGCATATATTTCTGCCATAAAAGGTTTTATTTTAGAACCTTCTGAAAGCATTGGTGTGTCATATCCTATAATTTTTGTAGAATCATCTTTATCATAACGAATTATTCCACCTTCTATAAGAGCTGCTACAGCCAATTCAAGAGTTGTATTCTTAAGTTTTAATTTATAACCATACAATAAGTCTGGTGTGCCCGCAGTAGCTAATATTCTTTCATCATCTCTTAGTTGTTTTTCCTGACCCTGACTTATTTCTGGATCTATTTCTATTTCACTGTCACATTTTATATTTATTTTTTCCATATCAGTTGATGGTAAGCCTGTTAATTTATTCAGCGGTGTTAGGATAACCTTTTTAACATTATATAAAATTTCTCCTGTTGTACTCATTAAATTACCTCCTTCGGTATTTTGTATTTTAATCTTCTAAAGTAAGCTTTCTTTTCATCTTCTATAATTTCTGGTGTAATATCACCTGTAAATTCTAATTTTTCATTTAAGGTTCTCTGGGCCTTATCTAACATTTCATCAAGTACAGTTATGTCTCCTAAAGGAGCGTATAAAAAAACATGAACAAACTGCCAACCACATTGACTGTTATTCATGCTTCCTAATTGATTTTCAAATTTTAAAACCACATAAGGTTCTATACATTCCCCTTCATGTTCTCCTATTGCATAGCAAGAGTAAAGAGGGTCCAATATATCAAATATCTCTTTTCTTGTCATTAAATCACTCCTACTGATTGGACTATTTTCTTCCATCCTTCCATAAACTGAGGAGCAAACTCTTGTATAGCCCTTTCAAGTATTGCATATTTACCTTCATTGCATAATTCAAGATAGACTCCATAATCTACTTGATGGCTTAATGCAACCATTAATGTATTTGTATTTGTCCATTTTACAGTGGCTGTTAAAAATAACCTTGCGTGAGCCGTTCTATCCGTCCATACTACATTTTCTTTAGCCCATTTTTCCATATTCATTGCTATATTTTGAGCATCTAGTGCAAGAGCTGCTTTAAGCTTTGGAGTAAATTCTTTTAATTTTTTCATAGCTTCATCTAATCCATGCATTTCTAGTTTACAACCATCAGCCATTCTTAATCACTTCCAAATCGCTATTATAGACATCCTTAATAATCATTCCTGGATAAGTTACTATATATTTATAACCATTAGCTTCAAAGTAATCTCCCTCTTTATTTCTATTCCTTCAGTTACTGCAAACATTGAAATACCTCTAGTTCTTTTAACAGTTCCAGATTCTTTTACATTATCTAAAATTAAATTATGCTTAGTATCATCAAGGAATATATCTAATTTTGCTACTTTATTGGCTTTTCTGCGCCACCCCTCATACCGTTACTTTTTTTTATATTTCTCATAAGAATTATATGTGTTGGGTTTTTAGATATACTCTTCTTAGCCTGCAATTTTATTCTTTCCTCATTCATTGGCCATCAACTCTTTTCATTGATGTATTATACTTATATGTTTCTTTAGGTTTAAAACTATCTGCTAAAGTAAGCCAATAATTCCTATTAGATTCTGTCTTTAATGGCCCTAGATTAACACCATCATCAGCCTGAGCTTTCATAATACAGCCTTGGTAGCTAGCCTTTTTAATATCACTATCATTATTTTCTAATAACATTTCAAGTTCTTCATCTGAGAAATAAGGAAATTGCCTTTCCTGAAGATTAAACTTTAAAACATGCAAAGGTGTGCCCATAATTATTCACCTTCCTTAGCTGATTCTCCTATTTCTTCTTCATTTTCCTCTGGTAATTCTTCTAAAAGTTCAATATGTTCTTTTTCAATCATATCTAATGCATCTTCTATTCTAACCTTTAATTCATTACCTATCTTAAAACAATCTTTATCATATTTTAAGTTTACTAAAGCTTTGGCCTTTACTGTTTTTTTATTTGCCATATTAATCATCCTTCCTGTTTAAAATCTAAAAGAGTGGCTAAAGTAACCACTCTTAGTTAACTGTAGCAAAGAAACATTCATCAGCACGCTCGAAACTTGGCATACCTAATTGAGATACCTTTGTTTGCACTGTTACCGGATCATCCTTTTTCATTGACATGATAGCTATTCCCGTTCTTACTATTTCAACATTTGAACCTTGAGAGAACATCTTATCTGCCTCTTCTGGAGTCGTCCCATAATAGGTCGCTCCTAATGTTCCTGTAGGTATTAATGTAAATTTGCCACTTGGAAAGTAAGGTTGTTCACTGCCATCTTCTAATTTATAAGAACCACTTACTTCAGCTAATGTTATACCTGTTTTCTTTTTTATATATTCTTTAATTTCATCATCTGAAGCTAAGTAATTTGGGTTTTGTGGCCATCCTGATTTAACTATATTTTTATTAGCTGTAATCCATCCAAATGTAGTTGCATCTAATACTGCCCTATCTACAATATAACCTTCGTTTTTCATTAATCTTTTCCATCTAATCATATCTAAAATAGGATTTGAATTAATAGTATCTGACCATTTAGCAGTACCAGCTAATACTTCTTTATGTTTTTCAGAAACACCAAAATCAAATACAACATCTCCATCCTCAGAAACAATAGAAATTACTCCTGCATCAGAAAGTAACTGCATTCTCATTCTTTCCATTTGCATATCTCCACCATCTACAAGATCCTTGTAATTATCAAAAATTTTAGTAATGATCATATCAATAACATTTTTATTTTGAGCCTGTGTAGCTAGTAATAAGTCTTGTCTATCTTTTTCATTAACAAGCACTGATTCTTTAAAAAATGGCATTTGTTTAGTAACTTCATCTACTTGTGCTTTTAATGCTCTAATTTTTACTGCTACATCAAAAGCAGATTGTTTTAATACAACTGGTTTTTTCTTTGCACCTTTAATATATTTTAATTCCATTCCTAATTGTTTTTTTCTAGGGAAAAGAGCTTCACCTATTACTACTTCTGGTGGAAGCTCTTTAATATAAGTTGCTATTTCTTTTACGTTTATAATATCTCTCCAATCCATTTACTCATTCCTCCTTCTAATTATAAAAATATAAGCATCTTCATAGCTGTTTTAGCTTCTGATGAAACAGTTTCAGGTAATGTTGATTCTTTTATAAATCCAAAAATAGTTACTGGAACAGTCTCTGTACCATGTGAATATGTTAAATTTATATCCCTATAAACTAATCCAAAAGCCTTATCATTTGTAACTGTGGATCCATCAACTATTTTGCCATCTTTACTTATTACTGTACCTGCCTTAAGTATTCTTTTACCTTCTACTTCTTTTACATCAGTTTTTTTAACCTTTACCATTGCATTTTGAAATAATTCCCCTGCGAATTGTAATATTGTTTTGTTTTCGCCCATGTAAGATTGGCTTCTTTCAATACTCATATCTTTCTACCTCCTATGAAAAAAATTTATTTTGTGCTTCTGTTACTTTTGTAGCTTCTGTTCTTTCTTTAGCTAAGCGAGCACCTAAACTTAACTTTCCTTCATCAGTATCAATTACAGAAGATGAATCACCTCCTATATTTCCAGTACCTCCTGGAGTTTCTGTTTCAAATAAATAAACATCACTTTCTTTCAAAGTTTTAATCTGTTCATCTAATCCTATGAAGGTATCATCAACAAGTTTTACTTTATCCATGTCTAAAAGAGCTCTTAAAGCTTTAGGATTCTTAGCTTTATATCCAGTTATAGCTTTTTCAAACTTAGTATCAAAATTAATCTGATTAAGTTTAGCTTCATAATCCTTAGTTGTTTTTTCATTATCAGCTTTAAGAATTTCTATTTCTTGTGAAAGTTCTTCACTATCTTTTGCTTTATCCTTTAAATCATTAAGCTGCTTATCTCTATCTTTTAATTGTTTTTTATACTCTTTGATGGAGTTATTTGCTGTATCTAATTCTGACTTTTCTATATACTTGCTTCCTTTTTTAGAATCAACTAAAAGCACATTATCTTTATCTTTTGAAATTTTATCATAAGCTTTCTCTCCTTCTTCATCTCCTAATACTTTCTTTAAATATTCCAATAATCCCATAATTGCTTACCTCCCATTTTAATTAAAATAAAAAAAGCCTTATTACTAAGACTTTATATCCATATCTTTATTTTGCTGTATTCTATCTTTTTTATCTAATATTAATCTAGTATCAATAAAATTTATAAAGCTTAAAATTACTACAGTTATACATATTATTAATGTTACTTGTACTGATGTATTCAAACATATTTCCTCCTTGTTTTTAAACAAAATAATAATACATAGAATTACTAAGAGTTATCTGGCATTTATTTTATTCATCTCCCTTTTGAATTCTTCTTGAATATTATCTATCTTTTCATCTTGTAGTATTACATCTATACTATTAGTAATTGAAAATTTATTTTTAATCTCAACTTCCATCTTTCCTTTTAATGCTCTACACTTAGAATTCATAACACAAACCAAATGTTTTTTATTACACTTAGGACATTCATAATATACTTCCGTATACATTGCTCCTAAATATTTCTCTTTAAGTTTGTTTTGTGACATTTCAAATTCTCTTTTACAGCTGTCACATATTACTTTCACTACATACACCCCATTTTTAACATAATAAAAGCACCTACTACTTTATTTAGTAAGTGCCTTTTAAATTATCTTTTTATTTTCTTTATAAGCTTCTCTAGCTTCTTTCAATGTCATTTTATTAGGTCCTGCTAAATCATTTTCTTTTTCCTTTGGGCCATTGTTTTGCCATCCGCAATTATCACAAATATCAAAAATATCTACTTCTTTAGAACATACCGGACACTTCATATCTAATCCTCCTTTTTATATTTCTTTATTTCTTCTAACCACTGGTCATATCCTTTTATAGGTTTATAAAGGGTAGAAATATAACCATCAGCTCTACCTATTGCAAAATCATTTGTACTTTTTTTATATTTAAATACAAACCCTAATTCACTTATAAAACCTTCAACATCTTTACTTAAAGGTTCTGCTAATAAATTTCTAGCAATATTCAAATATTCTTTTTCTGTAATTGTGCCATATTCATTCAAATGTTTTTCTATATGTCTATTAAATTTCTTTTCACTAGAAAAATTAGATTCTAACCATTTCTTATTATCTATTATACCACTATTTCCCTCTTTTGATGCAACTAATCCATTAAAAATTTTCGGATAACTTCTTTCTATGCCAAATTCCTCTCCATAATTTTCTATCCATTTATCTAATTTAGGATTACTTTCTCCAGTTATCCAATCTATCAGCTCATTTCTAGCTTTATTTATGTCAGCAACATCCTGAGTAGGATAACATAAACAATTAGGATGTCCAATCGGCAGCTTATCCGGTGGATAAATACCTGCTCCTAAATCATATATATCTTGAATAGCATAAGTATCACATATATCAGTCTTACCATTCATTCTAGTAAAATGACTAGGACTTAAATTCCACTTTAATCCCCTACAAAAAGGATTCATTTTTGAACCTTGTACATATGTTTCAGTATTAGCATGGGCTAAGGCTGTTCTGGATAATCTTTGTGCTTGATATGAAATATTCTTACTCATACCTGTTTCTAAAGTTTTAGCTTCAATTCTTTTATATGGATTAATATATTTATCCAGTTCCTTAGCTAATTCTCTAGCATTGGCACCTTTAGCTACATTAATTTTTATAAGAGTATCAATATCCTTTGAATTTTTTTTAGTTATATTCCAAATCCTCTTATCCAGTGTTTTACCATCTTCATAGTAATTACCATTTATAAGCTGCTTAGTAATATTAGATGGCAACTGAGTAAACATTTTATCAAAGGTACTCTTTATATCCTGCATAGGAACTATTGCATCTAAATAGCTTAACTGTACAGCGCTAGCTATTTGAGAGCTTGCTTCTATACTATCTTTAATGGATTTACTTAAGTTAGTTCTTAACTCTAATACATATCTATCAATAGATTTATCTAATTCATTTAAATACCTAGAAGTTATGCCTCCTGGATTAGATTTTGCAAATCTTTGAATTATATATCTACTAGCCCTTTCATATATTTCTAAAAGTTCCCTTTCCTGTTTCTGGACCAATTTAAGAAACTCTTTTCTTCCTTGAATTACCTTACGTTGATACTCATTCATTTTTTACTACCAACAAATGTTAAACTTACTATAGCTCCTATAATAAATCCTGCACACCCCTGCCATTCTAATGGTACATCATGAAAAAATAATACTATAAATAGTAATAATCCGCCTCTTATGAAATATCTCATATATTCACCTCTTCATCAGTTGCAGCTTTAACAAATTGGTCCTGCTCTGCTGCATTGATAGTTGTTATATCTTCTATAACTTCATTAAAGTGTTCTTCATAATCTTCATCATTAGAGAAATCTTTAATATAACTTCTATGGCTCCTTACATTAGTATTAACCTCTTCTAATGCCAGCTTTTTCTTATCTTCTTCATCTTCAGGGATAGGATAGCGCTTATCTAGAACTATAGAATACTCTAATTTATCCCATTCTGACTTCCATAGCTCATAGCATTTAAACTTACTGCAAGCTTCTACTAATAATCTAAGCATACTCCTAATGTTAGGTTCCCAATCATGCCATTTTTCTTCACTTCTAGCTATTAAATCATTATATATATATTTAATAGTTTTTGCTGAAGGTACATTTTTAAGTCTATCATCAGTAGGTATGCTTAATTTGTCATGCATACTTTTATCTAAAATATCAAGAAACATTTTAACTGGTTCAGCATTACTAAATGAACTTTCAACTCTTTGAGCTGAAGCTTGTTTCCCATCTATACTAACTAGAGCCATTAATGCATTAGGAGCTATTCTACAAGCATTCACTGTTTCCTCTGTAGCATCTATTACAACCGTCTGCCCAAACATTAAGAACCTTAGAGCATCGTTAAAATCTGATAGTCTTTGGTTATAACTATTTTGTAGTGGTTTTAAATCCGTAATATCACTTTTACCATTTTTGTTCATTAAGTCCTGCTCGTTAATCAGTATCCAGCAAGGTATCTTAGTTAATTTTGTATCTATAGTTTTTGTTTCTATCGGATTTTCTAAATCTAAATTGTTAAATGTTTCTATAGTTAATAAACATGTTTCTTCTAAACTTTTTTTACTCGCCTTTCCCATTTCGTAAGTATATCTATTCCATATCTCAGTAGTATCTGTTTTTTCTTTTAATCTAACAAATGTAACTGACAAAAGTTTTCTTGAGTCTTTTGGATCTAGCTCATAATTAAAGTCATTTACATCATGGTAGTATAATCTTATGCTTTCTTCAGGATTGGCTTCCATTCTTAAAAGTACTCTTTTAGTTACGGTTGCTAATCTAAAAGCTTTCATTGTTTCACTCCAAAACTGGCTACCATTAAGAATATCATCTATAAATACTCTTAATTCTTCGCATGTACTTTTATCTTTACTATCCCTTGGCTTAAATAATAAAACAGGCTCTTTCCCCAAAAAGAAACGTGCCTGCTTATGAATTAATGGCTTTATTTTATTATCTATAACTTGTGAAGGAACATAATCCAAATCATCAGCATTTATCCAGCTTTGGCCTAATAAAGTTTTATCTAATAAGGCTTTATCTTTATCAATTACTGCACCATGATAAAAATAATAATCTGCTTTAATTTTCTCTAATTCTTTCTTTTGATCATTAGTAAATTTTAATAAAGTTTGTTTTATATCAGCCATTAGAACACGTTTCCTCCTTTCTTTTTATATTGTTTAAGAATATTTTCTTTAAGTCCCATACCTTTTTCATATACCTTCTTATCATAAGATACTGTCCTATCATAAAGTGATAATGCTACGGCATCAGCTCTATCTGGTGAAGTTAAACCTCTCTTTTTCATATCCTCTTTAGATTCAAGTATGAGTTTACCTTTACTTGTTATTCTATATTTTCTAGTAGTAAGCTGACTTATTAACTTTTCATCTTTAGGTAACTGTATTTTAGGCTTTCCTCCTCTCATATGCGACGAAAAGTTTTCTTCTAAAACATCTCTAACCTCTCCCCATATACATGTACCTAAATTAGCATAATATAAATCATATGATTGTCCACCATTATTTACTGGAATAACATCAATAGGTAGTCCTTCTTCTTTTACAACTTCTTCAAGCCTATCAGTAACTCCACCACCTACACCAGTATCATCAATCTTAACTTTGCATCTTTTAAGGAATGGATACTTTTCAAAATAAATTCTGAATGTTTTTATTATATAGCCAACAGTAACCATTGTGCTTTGCTTACTATATGAATTTAATTTAAGTACCTTATCACCTATTCTAGGAGCAATAATTGTTTCATCATCACCATATCTGGCAACATCCACTCCAAAATGAAGTATATGGTCTACTGCTTCAATATTATGTTGAATTGCTAATTCAGCATATTCAAGAGCTATAAAGGTATCAAGTTCGCCCTTAGGGAACTCTCCAAGAACTCTTACCCTATAAACATCACTATCCTCATGGTATTTTTCCTTAAGCATTTCAATGTTTTCTTTTGAAGTTCTAGAACTATCTAAACTGCTAACTTTATGTGTTTTATAGTGTGCTCTGTCCCTATTATGGCTATCATAAAAACTCCACTTGTTTTATTTGGATTTCCACACATTAAAAGCTTATTTTCTGCTCCCGATAAAGTACCAAGTATAGCTTCCATAATAGGATCAGCAACACCTGAAGCTTCATCAACTATAAAAAGCATATAATCTTCATGGAATCCTTGCATGTTTTCAGGCTTTGTTGCCGTTTTAGCAGTAGCAAACCATCTTTCTTCTTCGCCTATCATATATATTTTAGTCTTGGTCCATTTTAGAAAGTCTTTAACTTTACTTTTATTTAGCCACTTAGCTACCTCTGCCCAAAGTACATCATATAATTGCTGCATTGTTGGGGCTGTTGCCACTACTTTAGGGAATGGCCTACAACATAAAAACCAAATTATAATAGTTGCTTCAAGTCCTGTTTTCCCAACTCCTTGACCACTTCTTACGGATACTTTAGGAGTATTTGCAAGGTCCATCATTACTTTAGCTTGCCATTCATCAGGGTGAAAATCTAGCATATCCTCAGCAAAAGCTACTGGATTATCCCAATAAATGTCTAATAACTCAACAAATATATTAAAATCATCCATTTGAATTCACCTCAGATTGTTGCTTCTTTTCTCTACGTTTAGCAATCTCCTGAATAGCTGATTTCCAATCCTTAATACCAGCTTTAGATCTTTCTTTATCTAATCCTTCTAATTCTAAATAATTTTTAACTAAACTTCTTAACTCTGATATAGCTCTACTCTGTGCATTTAAAAAAGTGGCCTGTCTATCCCAAGCAAATTGGAATTCATATTCCCTTTCTTCTGATGAGCTTTTATCGCCCCATGAATCTTTTGTCTTTTTTAATTCCTTTATCATTTCTTCTTTTGATTCAACATGCATTATTCTCTGTGCCCTTATTATTGCTGCATACTGTAACATTATCTGATCCCATAATATATCTAAAGGTTTCTTAGTTTCTATTTCTTCCATTATTCCTAAAGTTTCTTCCGGTAAATACTTAGAGAAAAAGCCATGTTTCTCCGCATTCTTATTCTTTGCTGGAGCTCCATGGCCTACTGCATTCTTATTATTTAAGGGTGCACCCTTTTTTATTTTTGTGTGCACCCATTTGTTTTTTCTCTTCCGACCAACCATATCTTTTTACCCAGGACTTAATTGTATTTAAACTAACTTTATATTTTTCAGCTAAGTCTTTATATTTCATACCTTTTAAATAATCTTTCTTAGCCTGTTCTTTAGTATCTGGTCCTCTTATACTTTCCATACCACCACCTCATTGCTAGTTGCTTTGTTTGTTTTGAAAATCAAAAAGAGCCCTTATGAGCTCTTTGTTAAATTAATATGTTTTACTAGAATTTAATTAATCAAAATCCCTATCAACTTCAATTATCTGTCCTGTGTTAGCATTTATTTTTACTTCATAAATTCCAGCAGTGGTTCTAATGCTAACTTCATAAACTAATATACCATCTTCAACATCTAACTCAACTCTTACTACCTGTCCTGGAACCTGCTGTAGTGCAATTTGCACAGCTGCTTCACTACTAATGCGATAACTTCTCCAGTATCCATCCCATAAAGCATAATAATTAGGTATCATTATAAAATCATCTTCCTTTTTCAATATTTACATGATTATTATATTCAATTATTTAAAGATTAGTGACTTTTAGCAATGTATACTCTTAAGTTATCTCTTTCTTAATACTCTTAATCTATTTTCCCCATGTTCTTTGCTTTATACTTCCACCTCTACCCCTACAATAACTATCATGCTGCATCAATTCCATAACATCAGAAAAGGAGAGATCCTCTTTCTTACCTCTCCCACACTTTTTCTTATTCTGTTTTATATTTTTATTTAACTTCCTATGTGTATCAGGTTGCTGAGTTTTTAATATCTTTTCTATCCTCACATATCCCACCTACCTCACATTGATTTGAACAACTAATTAAATCTACTTTGCATCCCATGTAATGCTCACAAAATCCATTACTACCTTTTTTAAAGTTCTTGCAGTACTCCCTTTTGTTTGCTTTATATAAACTTTTATTTTGTATTTCTTCCTTTTGAGAAAATATATATTTATCTAAAAATTTACTTAGTTTCATTGTCTTATTCTCCTTATGTATATGAATATAATCTCCTGGACTTATCCAGGTATGTAAAAAGCACCTAACCTCTAGTGGGGAGCGAATCACCCACCTTTAGTTAAGTGCTTTTAGTACATATAACACAATACATTGTATATTTTTTATTTTTGCAGTTACCTTGTACAATAAGTCCCTGCTTTATATATTTTTGCTTAATATCATAATAACATAAGTAAATCGGACAATGGGGACAACTTTATTTTAAAAATCTTTCTGCAACTTTCCTAACACTTTCTGTAGTAGTTCCTCCGCCCACATTGGCAGCTACCTCTTCCCATGTTAGTCCATTTATATACCTTAAACTTATAATCTGCCTTGTTAAACTATCTTCTATACCTTCTATAAATTCATTTGTTTCTTCTACCAAATCCATCAATTCACTTATTCTTCTACTTAATTTCTTTCTTAATCTAATTGTTTTCCTGTTATATTCTTCGTAGTTTACACCCTCTATAGTAAAACTTCTTTGCACATAAGGAAAATGAGAACTAGAACCTCTTACTTTATCAATTGCCATTGTATATTCTAGATTATCTATTTGTTTCTTTATCGCTTCTATTTCTGTTTTTAGATATCTTAATTGCTTTAGTTGTTCCTTATCCATGCTTGTCCTCCTATTCATAAAACTTATTTTTATTCCATGTTTTAATACAAGTTTTATTTTCTTTTATACGAAAAAGCTTTATTTTAGCCAAATCTCTGGCTCTGTTTAGTAAATCGCTTAACTTGTCTTTATCAAATTCACCTAATAAGTTACGAATTTTATCCATATCTGCATCAAATTTTCTAAATTGAATTTTCTTTTCTTCCGTTAATTTTAATCCAGCTAAATCAAATTCATCTAATATACTATTCATACCGCCTTCACCTTCCTAATTTCTTTTCCCTTTAGGTTGTAGACTATCCCATGATCCATATCTATCTTTGCTTTTATTCTTTTTCTGCCTCTCTTTAAAATGCATGGATAAGTTATTGTGTAGCTTTCCTCAAATAGTTTTAACTCCCCATTAAAGTACTTGTCCAATCTATCCCTCCATGCTTCCATGATTAACACTCCCTTGTATTATTGTTTTATTACACTAGTACAGTTAAGGCATAGAAATACATAATTTAATCCCTACACCTATTTAGTTTATGTTCTTACTTTGATTTTTCTGATTCCTTTATTTCATCTAGTATCTGTTTTAAAGTCTTATGATTTCCATACTTTATATTAAAATGTTGATGTATTTCCTTAGGCAACTTTATAAACATATCTGAATCATTAAATTCTATATAATTAGCTCCTTCTTCTCTAAATAATTCTCCTGGAGCATCAACACTAATCCATACTTGTCCTCCATATGTTTTAGTTATAAATATTTCTTCTTTTGGTCCCCATTGTTTTGTTAGCTCCCTTAAATATTTAGTTAAAGAGATAGTTATCATTATTTTAGCCATTACTTTTACTCCTCTCTGATCTAAACAATGCGTAATTGTTCAAAACCTACAGGTTTATAATTCATAAGTATCAATTCATTTCGTACTGGACACTTTTCTCCATCAATTCTATTTTTTATTTGGCTGGACGTACTGTATTCAACTATATGCCAATCTTTATATAATTCATCTATTAATGGACTGCTATAATAACAAACCATTGCTTTTCCTTTAATTTTATCTAATCTTTTCTTTAATCTTATATGGTCCTTTTCTTCAAATCCTCCAAAGTACATATCTTCATGTTTGTGATATGGTGGATCTAAGAAAAACAATGTTTCTTCTGTATCATAAAATTTTATTACTTCCTCAAAATCTCTATTTAATATATTCCACTCTTTTATTAACTCAGCCATCTTAGGAATTAATTCTGTAGCTGTCATTAACTGCTTGGCCTTATTTTGAGTTTTAGACAATCCTATTCCATTTCTATATTTGTGTCCTCCACCTCCGAAACAAACACGCATTAAATAATAGAATCTTACTGCAGCTTCCAAATTATCTTCCGGCCATGCTTCCCATTTCCATTTTTCAAATAAGCTCTCACTATAGGGTAATGAACTACATTCCTTATATAGCCTTTCCGGATCCTCTTTAAGTACCATCATATAATTTATTAACTTATCATTTATGTCATTGACTATAGTTAATTTTGCTGGACTTACTGTTTCTTTATAAAAAGGTATTGCTCCGGATCCAAGGAAACAATCCACGAATATTTTATGTTCTGGCATTAAATCCAGGTACTTTTCCTCTTTGCCATGCTTGCCACCTATCCACTTTATATTGCTTATATGTTTAAGTTTCACTTTATCACCTCTATTTATATCTTCCTAAGATATCTTTTTGTATTCATATTTTACAGTTTCTTCTGATAGTTGCGCATAAATTTGAGTAGTTGCTGGACTCTCGTGGCCCATCAAATGTTGTATAATTGGCATTGGCATACCACTATTAATTTTGTATGTCGCAAAGGAGTGTCTAAATAAGTGAGGATGTATTGACTTTTCTATTCCTGCCATATTCGCTATCTTTTTAAATTCTCTTTGAATACTTCTTTTTCCTAATCTATGATAAGGTCTTTTGGATGTAACGAATAATGCTGGATCATCATCTTCCCTTGAAAATAAATATTTTTTTAATAAAATTTTGGCTTTTGTATTGAAGTAGACTTTTCGTTCCTTATCTCCTTTACCAACTACAAATAGGCTCATTTCATGCCAATTAATATTGTCTTTATTTACTTTAAAAACTTCATCCAATCTACATCCTGTAGATATTAAGAACTCTGTCAATGCCTTTTGTCTTTCCGTTTCGCAAGCTTGTCTTAATAATTCAGCCTCTTCCTCTGTTAATGGCTTCCTAACTCTTTTAGGCTGTTTAGTTTGCTTCAACTTTTTAGCTGGATTTTTAGGTATATAATCTTCATCCGCAAGCCAACCAAAGAAGCTTTTTAGAATTGATATTTGTCCGTTAACACTACTTTGCTTCATATCCTTGCATCTAGCCCCTAAAAACATTCTTAAATCCATTGTTTCTATAGCTGCTAAAGGTTTTCTTAAATAATCTGCAAATATTATTAAGTTATATCTGTAATTTTTTAATGTTTCTATACTTAAACCATCCAATTTTTTAGATGCTAAGTATATTTGTAATTTCTCTTCTATATCGCTTGTTACTAAGCCTGTCTCCTCTGGCAATATATTGTATTTATATAAAATTTCCTCTACTATTCTTCTAACCTTTAACTGGTCTATCCCCTCAAATTCCATAGACAACTTGCCTACTAATTTAATTACAACTTCATTCTTTGCACTTGTACTATACATATAAATACCTCCTATATTGCCATTAAAGACATTTTAATTTTGATAGAATTATGATTTAATATTTAATCCTCCTAAATTGAAAATCTATTTACTATATTTAGTAATTCCTCCTCAGAAGCTTGGTATTCATGAATATACTGATAACCACTCCAGTTATCTACTCCACAAGATTCTAAGGCATCTAGCTTATCCTCAGCTTGTAATAATTCTAAAAATCTTTGTTCACTGATTTGTACCATTTTAATACGCCTCCCTTAATAGGTATAGTAGCTTTATTATTTATATATATTATTCTCATTATCATTTTGTTGTACTTAATCCTTGTATTGTGACACTAGCAACCCTAATGACAATGTATTTCCTCCATA